CCCTTGCGTCCTTAACTGTATTTATACCAGCATCAAATTTATTTATAGTATATAATTGTTTAGGCATTAATCAAGTATCTCCACATGAACTAAGTCATCAAAGCCATTATCTTTTACATCACCATCAGAATCCCAGTCTCCACCCCAACGAACTTTAACATTAAGTTGTTTAGCTATTCCTCTAATCATACCACCCATATAATGAAACCCATCTCTATTCTTCCAATCTATAGGATAAGGAGCTAAGTCTACAGCTTTACCTTCCATATGCTTAGAGTATTTAACCTTAGTAGCACCTTTTTTAAGTAACTCTTTTTGTCTTTCTTCTGTACGTAAGCCTTCTATTATAGTAACATCCATAATCTTAATAAGCTCATTAAGAACATTAACTAATTTAGCGTCTACCCCTTTTAATCTTTCTTTACTTTTTCTACCAAATTTATACACTATGCTCTCCTTACTTTTCTAGCTACTGTTTTACTATATTTAGCTTTCTGTTTACCTTTAGCTGTTGCTTTTTTCTTAGCTCTGTTCGTGCTTGCTTTTTGAGAAGGGCTAAGGCTTTTCCTAACTGATTCAGGTAAATAACGACCACGTTTTTTCTTAGGTTTCTTTTTATCACCCTTACTTACGTAGTCCCATTTCTGCTTAGTCCACTTAGATAAACTATTTTTTGAAGACTTTGTTCCTTTGTAACCACCACCAGCTTTTTTATACCTTGCTGTTGCTAATTGAGCCTTACGAGCAGACCATTGTCCTTTCCTTCCACCTTTAGTTCCAGCTTTTACACTTGAAACAATTCGTTTCCATAATGCTGGCTTTGTTTTAGTAGCTGAAGCCATTATTTCTTTTTAGCTTTTGAATGTTTCATCTGTACTTTAAAATCAGCCATAAGACTAGCACCTTTATGAGACTTAAATTTACCACTATGTTTCATTAACTTATATGAAGAACCAGACTTCATCCAATGATAACCTTTTGGAGCTTTAACTTTCTTATTCATATTACCACTTAACCTTATCCGCCCAATAAGCCGCAGACATTTTACCTTTTCTTATATTTTTTCTATGCCTAGCTTTGAACGATTTTCTTTTCATTTTCATTCTTCTAGATTCACCAGCTTTTGGCTTACCTGCTGTACTAGCACCCTTTTGACCAAATCTAATTGTCTTTATTTTAGACCCTTCTTTAGCTACAACAATGTGGCTTTTCTTAGGGTGATTAGGAGTACGCTTAGGTTTATTAAATCCAGACACTCCTGCTCTTTTTAATCTTGGGTCTTTTTTAGCAGGCACTATACACCTAGTTTAGATAATAAAACTTTTTTAATAATTTTCCAAAGAGCTTCTAGTATAGCCTTTTCTGTTTTTTCAGATATAATAGGAATATCAACTGCTTTATTAATTTCATCAATTAATTCATCTTTAGTTGCATCGCCTAGTAATTCATCTGCTATCATTTTCTTTAACATTATACAAACCTCATTATTATGTTTACGATTATCGGAAAGCTTACTAAAGCAACTCCACCCCATACTTGCACTTTAGCAATATCGGTTTCGTGCTTATCTACTTTACCATTAAGTCTTTCTAAATGTTTTTCTATTCTATTTAATGTAGAATATATATTTCTCAACCTTTCGTCGTGTCTTGTTAGATGCGTTCTTAAATCTTCATTATTCATTAGTGTCTTCCATTTCCGTTCATACGACTCATAATGCCATCCATTCTTGATAGTTGTTTTTCTAAATCACTTACTGCTTCCATCATCTGCTCATACCTTCTATCTCTAACAGCATCGCTATCGTTCCACCTTGATATAAGTTTTATAATCATTCCTTCCATATTATTAATACTTTCAGATTGACCTTTGTTTTCCACCTCTAATTCTTTTAAAGACTCTTGTTGTGCTTCTGATTTTTTTGACAATGACATAACTAAATAAACAAGTAATGCTCCGCATATACCTATCATTCCTGCTTCGCCATATATTGCCATCATATCCATTACTTCTTTCTCCTCTTACCCCAGCTTAAAGGATTAATATTAAATTCTTTTTCATAAAAGGCTACCTTTTCTGCCAGCTCTTGTCTCTCAGTCCTTTCTTCCACGATATGTTTACTAAGTAAATCCCCAATTTGCTTATCAGCATTAGCCAACTTATCTTCCAATGTTTCCAGTCTAGTCTCAACCCTATAGTAACCATAGACCAAAGCACCAATAAGGGCAATGCCTTGAAATATCCATCTGATATTGATAGAAATAACAGCGTTGTCATCGACAATAGCACCTCTATAGCTTCTAGCTGTCTTAACCTCTTCACTCATTTCTTCCTTACTACTTCCCACTGGTTGTGAACAAAACACCACATATCTCTATTAAATCTTATATGGTCTGAGTAAAAATGAGATGTTGAATCTTGGTCTAATACTTCCACAAAAGTATACATCGAATCCTTTGAGTGAACATCTAAATTACCTACAGACCAACCATTAGAACAACTACTCAACATAAGTGTAATACACCCTAATATTATAACTCGTACTAACAACTTCAAAATCTCCATTATCTAATTTTTTAATTTTAAAATCTTTTCTATTTTTTGCTTTATCCATGCCCATACTCCTGTTTTTTTATTAGGATTTATAAACCGCCTCTTAAGCCTTTCAGTTCTTCTTACCCTCTGTAAGCTATGCATACCGCTGTAGAATCTGTATGATTTACAATGCCACTAAAGTTACCATAAAGTATCTCACCGGGAATTAAGTTAACAAATGAATCTATATTGTCTCCAATATTAGAAGTAACTTTTATTTTTAAAAACTCTGTAGTCCCACTAGAGTCTTTTCCTAAAGCTTGTATAGCAACCCAAGAACCAGTATCTGGATTTACAACAGTAGTATCGTGTTCAGCTATTACATCAAAGCCATTTTGACCTATCAATAGATTAGCCGCTTCTTTTTCTGTGTATTTATATAAAGACATTTTAACTTCCTAATTCTGTTATTATATGGTTTACTAGTTTGTGCTTACCTATAATCACTCTACCATTACTAGTAGTATGCTTATCTTCACATTTACTAACATATAATTCTTCTATTGTTTCCCAACTGTTACTTCTTCTTTCTATTTCACCATCTATAACTAAGAAGTATTTATAAGACGAAGGGTATGTCAGGGTCTCCGTTGTACCATCTGGGTAACTCTTTGTACGAGTAGCACCCGGAGTAGTATTTCTATATACCTTAATATCGTGACCCTGAGCACACCTTCTAATCAACATTACTCTGATTCTTCCTCAGAATTTAATGATTCTCTAAGCATATTAATAAACGCTTCTTTACCTACAGATAGTTGGTCAGCAATAAACTGATTACTGTTCTGTTTGTTCTGAATATCGTTTATATGATTTACCATCATCTTTTGCTCGTCAGTCATATCCTCTATGATATACTCTTTATCATCTAAGTTCAAGACTGGCTTCTTTTCTTTTTTTGCCATGTTTGACTCCTTATTCATCAAATTCATTAATTATTTTTTCTGGTTCAACTATTACTTTTCCATTTTCATCTGTCCAATTAGTTTCTTTTATGTGGTCATCTTGTCTTTCGCCTATAACTAACCAAGAAACATTTGCAGTTGAATCTGTATTTTGGCAACTAATAGTTAATATATTTCCATTCACAGAACCTTTTACAGCATCCCAATCAGATTCATTAGATGTAAAACATTGTATATCTGTATTTAATAAAACAAAAGTTCCTTCTGACATTCCAGATACTGTATCAAGATTTATTTCTACACTACCACTTGAAAGCGTAGCTTTTCCTCTGTAAATATTATCTGCCTGAGGAGCTTCAACAAAACTATGCACTAAATGATGAGTGTCTTTTTTAGATTCTAATGGATGGTCTATCTTAAAAGAACCAGAACCTTTTGATAATGCACCAGCAATAGTGACGTTTTGAGAGTCATCAATCTCTAAAGCTTGAGTTGATTCTGTATAAAATCTTAAATAGTTACCAGCAGTAGAGCCAATAATTTTATATGTACTATCTCCGAATTGAATTGCAGAACCACTATTTACAGTTAGATTACCTGAAGTATCAATTGTTAGTCTATCGTTTGTACCTAAAACAGATGATAGACCTGAAATCTTAAACTTGTCACTATCAGAATTGTCTACACCAACTGACCATGCTCCTACATTATCAATATTAAATCTTATATATGGGTCACCAGCACTTGTCCCAGCAACATTTGCTACAAAGATAGCATCGTGACCTGAAGTGTTGGAAGAACTAATTGCTGATATTATAGTATCACCACTCTTAGAAGCAGTTACATCACCAGCAAATGTGGCTGATTTATCTGAGCCTAGTGTAAGAACATCAGCAGTAGCACTACCACTTGCCTGAGTCTGAAATTTTAATGCACCAGCATTAGTTGCTCCATCTTGATATGCTACAATATTCACAAGATTGCTATCGACATTTGTATTTCCGAATCTAACAACACCTAAATTACCTGAAGTTGCTCCACTAGTCTTAGTTAAGCCTAATATTGTATCTGCACTTGCATTAATTTGTAATTGACCTACTGTTGGAGAATCAGTTCCTATACCTATGCCACCATCGTGATGAAGAACTAATTGATTACTATTTGTAGAAGTATCGGCAGAAGTTTCAAACTTTAAATCGGTTGGTACTTTAGTATTTGCACCACCACTTTGAGTTGCAGTAATAGTAGCACCATCATCAAATCCATTTCCACTATCAACACCTCTAAATCGTATCATTCCTAATTGTGTTCCAGTTGGAGTCGCACTAACACTACCTAATGTATCGCTATTTGATTTCCTTAATTGTATTTCAGGTCTGTATCCAGTTTGGTCGTTATATCCTGTTATCGCCATTGTTGCTTGACTATTAGTACCGCTGTCTGCTATTTCTAAATCAAATCCCGGACTATCAGTACCTATACCTACGTTCCCATCACCTCGAACTAGCATCAAACTTGTACCATTATTGTAAGTAGTATTGTTTG